TTATCTTATTTGTGGTTTACAAGTAGATCCATCAATGGATCGGCCTGAAAAGAANTCACCAGTNCAAAGTTTAGTTGAAAGACATGTTCAACTTTCTGCTTTAAATTATGTTNATGAGATCATTCCGTATTGTACAGAAGCTGATTTACTTGATATAATAAACATGTATCCAATCAATGTTCGTNTTCTAGGNGATGAATACAAAGACAAAGATTTTACTGGAAAAGATGAATGCCGTAAGCGTGGTATTCAACTTTATTTTAATAAACGAGATCATAGGTTCTCATCCTCTGATCTAAGAAAGAGAGTATGTGATGCTGCTAAATAGTGTAAAAGACATTCGCGAATTCTTTATTATGGAACTTAAAGATGAAGCATTTACTACTGATAAAACAGGACAACGTACCATTGAAATGTTTGGCGCCAGTTTCTTAGCAACTGAGCCAGCAATCTTCGGTGAACCAGTTAAGTCCTATATTAATGCTGAGCTTGCTTGGTATGAAAGTGGTTCAACAAACATTTATGATATTCATGGCAATGATAAAGAACCACCTCAAGCTTGGCAATATGCTGCTGATCAACATGGCAATATTAATTCTAACTATGGCCATTTAGTCTTTGCAGATAAGTATCATAATCAGTACAAGAAAGCTTTTGACGAATTACAAAAGAACCCTGATAGCCGTCGTGCTCAAATGGTTTACAATCGTCCATCTATCTGGGTTGAATTTGACGAAGGAGGTAAATCAGATTTCATCTGTACTAATGCACAAACTTTCTATATTCGTGATGGTATTTTACATATGGTCTCGCAAATGCGTTCTAATGATGTCGTATTTGGTTACAAGAATGATTATGCATGGGCCCAATATTTGATGGATAAGTTTGTTAAAGACTGGAATGATTGCTCTGATACGTATGGTACTCATGACTATATTGAAAAGGGTGTGCTTAAATGGCAGGTAATGAATTTGCACGTATACGAACGCCATTTTGGATTGGTAAAATAATGAGTAAGTTAATATTAATTACCGATATTATCGAGCAAAAAGTTCGTAAAGAAAAAGAGCTTCAATATTATCAAGAAGAACTTGAAAAACTTAAGCAAAAAATGTGGTTTATTCAAAAAGATATTGATGTCACGAATATAATCATTAATATGATTGAAACAGAAAAAGTAGTAGATCTTAAAGAGCAAATGGAAACCAAAATGCTAGGAGAAGATGATGCCAACTCTTAAACATAAATGGAATGAACGCTATCTTAATCTAGCGTATGAAATTGCTCAATGGTCTAAAGATCCTTCAAAGAAAATTGGTGCAATTGCCGTAGGTTCTAAAGGACAAGTTCTTGCTCAAGGATACAATGGATTTCCACGCGGTATTCAACATTCACCAGAGAGATTGATGAATCGCGAACTTAAATATAAGTATGTAGTTCATGCTGAAATGAATCTAATATATAATGCATCATACAATGGAACATCCCTTGATGGATCTACNGTGTATGTGACTGGATTACCTGTTTGCTCTGAATGCGCAAAAGGTCTTATTCAAGTTGGCGTACAGCAAGTAATTATGCCAAAGCAAGATGATACTCCAGAAAAATGGATGAAATCTTTTGAACTTACTAAACAACTATTTGAGGAGGCTGGGGTTGCCTGGCAGTTTATATGATTGAGCATATTATTATTCCAACATTAGGTCGTATGGATAAACAAATTACGTACGACAATCTACCTAAGAAATATCAAGATAAAGTAACCTTTGTAGTTCAAGCTCATGAGTTTGAAGAAATGAGAGAAAGATATGGTTCAGCTGTTATTGGTCTCCCTGATAATATATCTAGAATCGCGCCTACGAGAGAGTGGATCTTTAACAAATACCGAGAGTGTCGTCATATGGTTTTTGATGATGACCTCGATTTTGTTGTAAAAGAACCAAATCCAGGCGAAGGCACTAAATGGTTATCACGTCGCTTTACAGATCAAGATTTTGACGATGCATTTGGTATGTTTGGTAAGTGGATGGATGAAGGTATTGTCTATGGAGGATTTCTTCCTGCTTGGGTAATCCCAGATGTACGCCAATGGCCAGTTCGTGAATGCCAACGCATTATGACAAACGTATTTTATGATGGTCCAAATGTCCCAGATGGAATTGAATGGAATCGTGTAGCAGCTGCTGAAGACTTTGATGTCAACTTGCAAATGCTTACAAAAGGATTCAAGAATAGAATTAGTGCTAAATATATGGTAACCTGTTCTGAAACAAATGCAGAAGGTGGTTGTTCTACATGGCGTACACTTGAAGTACATAATGAAGCACAACGTAAACTTGCAGAACTTTGGCCAGACTTTGTAAAAGTTAGAGAAAAAGAAGTTCCAAACGGACCTTGGAAAGGGCAAATCAAATTAGCAACTACTATTCAACATAAAAAAGCATATGAATCTAGTCAACACCAATCATTAGAGGATTTTTTCGGATGAAATATGCAAGTATCGTTCCATTAATTGGTGGTGAAACCATTGCAATGGAAAACGCTTTTAACCAACGACCAGAATATATTTTAAGTTATGAAGCCTTCGCAAATAATGACCAGCACATTGTCAAGCACTATAATAATGAGGTTCCTTATCACGTGCTTTCTGCTGATAGTGATAACCCTACTTTCTCCGCTGTTGACGTGGTTAACACAGTTTGTCCTTGCGCTGGCCTCAGCTCTTTGTCTCCTTCAGCTTCTGCTGACAACAGTGCTAACGATTGGATGTTTACTACATCTGATTACGTATTGGGTACTATGTCTCCTCGAGTTTTCTGGGGTGAGAATGCTCCAAGGCTTGCCAGTAAAATGGGAGAACCTGTCGTTAGACGTCTTAGAGAAATTGGAAAAAAATATGGATATACTTTTTCTATTTACAAAACTAAAAGTATTTTGCATGGGTTATCTCAAGTAAGAGATCGCACGTTTTATTTTTTCTGGAAAGATGATCGTATTCCAGTATTTGATTACTTTCATCGTCCTCATGAAAAGATTGAAGATATGATTCGATCAGTTCCAAATAACCCTGATGATCCAATGAGTCAGATTCTTACCAATATTAAAAAGCCAACTGATAACCCATTCTATAAGTACGTACTTGAAGTTATTGAAGGTGGTATTACTCATCAAGAATTTGCTTCTAAAATTGAAAAGACCACTAACCCTTTAGATTATATTGAAGCAAATGGTATTACATATGATAAAGTAGGAGAATGGATGGAATCAAATGGATTTGAACGTGAAGCCGCTAAGTGTTATCGTATGTATGAAAAGCTAAAAGCTGGTGGTAACATTATGCGTAAGAATACAGAAATTCCAAAAGATTACTTTGGAGCTTTTGTAGGTCATATGCCAACATCAACAGCTCATCCGGATGAAGATAGATATTTGACAGTACGTGAAGCTATGGAAGTAATGAAGCTTCCTCGTGATTTTATTTTACAAGGTGGTCTTAAAAATCTAAATCATATTTGCCAAAATGTTCCAGTAACTACAGCAACAGATATGGCTGAACAAGTTAAAAAATATCTCAATAATCAATTAGATACTATTGATGCTGATTTTATGATTCAATGCAATAAAACAAAATCACTTGACTATAAACAAATTGGTGTACAACTAGATGAATTTATGGTATAATATATCTAATATCAAATGAAAAGGTGACTTATATGTCTGTAATGGATAAACTAAAAAAGAATTCTACACTTAAGCATACCGAAGTGCTTTCTAAGTCTAAATTCTTTACTGAAAAAGATATGGTATCTACATCTGTACCAATGGTAAATGTAGCTCTATCAGGTTCAATTGATGGTGGTCTTACTCCTGGTATGACTGTTCTTGCTGGACCATCAAAACACTTTAAAACTTCCTTTGCGCTTCTTATGGCAGGTGCTTATATGGAAAAATATCCAGATGCCGTAATGCTATTTTACGATTCAGAATTTGGTTCTCCACAATCATATTTTGAATCTTTTGGTGTCGATCCATCTCGAGTATTGCATACACCTATTACAAACGTAGAAGAACTTAAGTTTGATTTGATTAATCAACTTGAAGAAATCGAGCGTGGTGATAAAGTCATTGTTGTTATTGACTCTATTGGTAACCTTGCTTCTAAGAAAGAATTAGAAGATGCAAAGAACGAAAAATCAGTAGCTGATATGTCTCGAGCAAAAGCTCTTAAAGGTCTTTTCCGAATGTCAACTCCGTACTTGACTATGAAAGATATTCCTCTTCTTGCTATTAACCATACATATCAAGAAATCGGATTGTTTCCAAAAGCAATTGTTTCTGGTGGTACTGGTATCTACTATTCAGCAGATAACATTTGGATCCTTGGACGTCGTCAAAACAAAAAAGGTACTGAAATTACCGGTTATGATTTTGTGATTAATGTTGATAAGTCTCGTTTTGTAAAAGAAAAATCTAAAATTCCAATCTCTGTATCTTGGGATGGTGGTGTAGAACAATGGTCAGGTTTGCTTGAAGTTGCAATGCTTGGCGGCTTTGTTCGTAAACCATCAAATGGTTGGTATGAAGCAATGGATCCAGCAACTGGTGAATTGTTATCAGAAACAAAAGTTCGTGAAGCAGANACTTTGAAAGAAGAATTCTGGACNCCAATCTTTGNAAAAACCGACTTTAAAGAATTCGTAAAAAAGCATTACACTATTGGATATAAATCTCAAATTGATGATGCCGCATTAGAGGGTTTACTTACAGGAGAATTTGATGTATAATAATATTACTCAGTATGATTACGATCAGATTGAATACCATAAAGGAACTAATCATGACTCGTTTAAAATNAAAACNGGTCAATATTCTGGCACAGTAATTACGTACGGTGAAATTGCTATCCAAGAACAAATGGATGGCAGTGATCCTAAACTAAAGTTTCAATACCAGATTGATGAAAGTCCATTAAATGGTGATGAACTAAAAAGTGATGCTGAGTTTAATAATTATGTTGGTGATATGTTAACTCATATTATTGAATCAGCAATCGAAGATAATAATTTTGCAATAGGTGAGCAACCTGATGGAACCGAATCTACAAACAACAATTCTGAGGAATCTAATCAATAATGAAAGTTTTACACGCAAAGTTATCCCGTTTCTAAAGAAAGATTATTTTGAAGGCAGCCAACGTATTGTCTTCGATCAAATCATTTCTTTTGTTGGTAAGTATAATAAGTTACCGACCGGCGAAGCTCTATCAATTGAGATGGAAGCTCAAGACATTAGCGATGGTCAATATTCTGAAGCAGTTTCTATTATTAAAGAAGTTGCAGTCCATCAGGATATTAACCTTGAATGGCTAGTTGAAAACACCGAAAGATGGTGTCAAGATCGTGCGATTCA